CTAGAGATGTCACAGAAGAATTAAACTTTGGTAACATACTGTCTGTGAACAGACGTAATGGTGCCTACAACATGATTAGAAAAATAAAGGAGTATGCCGAACAATGCAAAACTTAATAAACGACATTATACAGTGGCACAAAGATCGAAATTTGATCGAAGGTAGCACTGATAAAGACCAAGTCTTAAAACTTGCACAAGAATTAGGAGAACTAAGTGATGATGTTTGCAAAAACAATCATCCTATGTTGATAGCTGATGATCTAGGAGATATGATGGTTGTGATGTTAAACATAATGGCAAGAAACAATTTGTCTATAGAGGAATGTTTAGAAAAAGCATACAACGACATAAAGGATAGGAAAGGTAAAATGGTAGATGGAATATTTGTTAAAGAAGAAACAACAAATCAAAATCCTATACCAACAAACAGAATGTAATGGCAAAGAAAAAATATTTTACCATACATCATGTTGACACCTATCGTGAATTGTTTAAGACAGATGATCCAATCGAACTAGTACATTGGTTCAACGATGAGTCAGTAAATATCGAACTGCATGAAATGTGGGTTGCATATGATGGCAAGTTTCATGGTGCAGAATTTATAAAGGAAAAATTTGTGGAACGCAAACGCATAGATGCGGCCGCAAAATATCAGGAGCAAAAAAATGGCAATTAAAGATGGTACCCATTTACCAACAAAAAAGTTTAGAGAAAACTATGATTCTGTATTTAGGAAAAAAGTTTCAAATAATAATCTAAATAAATTATCTCCAGACACAACTAAACAATTCCTAGAAGGTATGAACAAAAAGAAATGAAAAAATATTTGTTCATATTAATCATTATCTTATTTTTGTTTGTGATCCAAATAATACAACAAATACATATTAATGAATTGTATGATATGTTTTATGATCTACAGAGTATCTTCATATTAGATGAATCAATTGAAATACAATACTATGATTATTGATGAACAAGCATTACCAGAAGGCGGACCATTATTTTCTGGATATCAAAACCAAGATATTATAATTTCACCAAGACAGTTTGATCCTATTGCCAGTGACAATGTAGCAGAAGCAAAACAGCAATATGATCGACTGTCTGAACTACTGCATAGCAATAGATTGTTTGTGGCGCCGTTTTGTGACGCATGTTTAATCTATAGACGTCTTAAACACGCAAACGACCTAGGAGCCAAGATACTAGAACACAAAAATTTATTTTGGTACACTGACGGATTACTACAAGAAGAGGTGCACAAGTGCGTTGACCAATCTTATGCAATACCAGGCAACTTTGTTGCAGAGTTTTCAGGCAAGATTGTTGCTCCTCAAAAACCAAATACAAGCGAATCGCGATATGTGTGTTTAATGAACAATCACAGAGATCACAGAGACCAAACATTGTTGAATCTACATCACCGATGGTTACTCAATCGAGGTAATGTTGTTTACCATCAACGTGTATTTGACGCTCCCGGCTTGATAGAGCAAGATTTATTTGCTGATACTAGAGAAGTAGATAAAGAAACATACAAGGGTCATATTACAGACACGCCACTGTATAATGATGTAATGATAGAACTAGTCAGTGAAGCGTTTATTAATAATTTAATTTTTATCACAGAAAAATCTATACGTCCAATGACTGTTGGTATTCCTGCAATTTATATTGCTGGCCATGGCTATGTACAAGCACTACGAGACTTAGGATTCAAAGTTTATGACAGTGTAATAAATCATGATTATGATAATGAATCAGATGACATAATAAGAGTGAATAAAGCAATAATTGAACTACAAGAAATATTAGATAGTCATAACCCCCAACAATTTTATGATGCAACTATAGAAGATACGTTGCACAATCAAAAATTATTACAAGACAAATACCTTAACAAAACTGCGGATGCTTTCATAAAGCGTTGGCTAGAAGAGATAAAAACTACCCATAAAATTATGTAGTGTATTAAATACACACATAATGGAACATCAAGCAATACAACACAAGCACATTATAGTAAGAGCAGAATGTAATAATCCTCCGATGTGGCCAGACGATGCAGTAGCATGGTGGAATCAATTGGTCAAAGATATAGGAATGAAAAAACTAGATGTAGAACACAATCCGATATGTGGTTATGTAGACACACCCGGCAACTCAGGATTAACCATTGCAGGCATAATTGAAACCAGTCATATTGCTATGCACGTGTGGGACGAACTTGATCCTGCTCTGATACAATTAGATGTGTACACTTGTTCATCTTTAGATACCAGTGTGGTAATGAAAGCATTAGAACAATTCGACCCTGTAGGAATAGAAACAAAATTTTTAGACAGAGAGTATGCCCTTAACGACAACTCTTGACAACGGGATGGGCGTCTTGTCTAATGAAGAGTATGTACCTGAAGGCTGTGGGTATCTACATCATTACAAATACGAAATAAAACTTAATACTTGGGGTGTAGGCGGAACAAGAGTTCAATGGTTGAAAGATCATTGTGTAGGTAAATTTGGTTGGCACTTTATACCAAAGCCTGATGTAAATCATCAATACGACTTTTACGAAAATCAAATAGCAGTGGTAACATTCTCACACAAACTTGATGCAACGTTGTTCATGCTCATGTACGGCGACGATTGACATAACCAAAATATCAATCTATAATACAACTATGCCTGATATAGATATCGATGTAGCAAACAGAAATGACTTGCTCAAACTTGTAAAGCACACTAGAGCTACCATCATCGATGACAAAGGCACCAAGCCTCACAACACAGGAGTATATTTTACAGAAGCACCTCGCATTCCAAACACAGAACAATGTTCGATTGATTATAAAGTTATGGATCAACTAGGCTACTTTAAAATTGATGTGTTGAATGTAAACTTGTATTCACAAATTAAATCACGTGACCATCTGCAAGAACTGTTTGATCGTGAACCACCATGGCATAGGCTTGATGATAAAACTTTTGTTGATGAATTGTTTCATCTCAATGGCCACAGCAACACTGTGGCTAAATTGATGCCTGCTAACCTAGAACAGCTTGCGGCAACTCTTGCTGTGATACGTCCAGCCAAATATCATTTGATACAGAAGACATGGCCAGAGATACTCGAAGAAGTATGGGTCAAACCCAAAGACGGCAGTTATTTCTTCAAGAAGGCTCATGCATTTGGATATGCCGGAGCAGTTGTGGTTAATATGAATTTACTTGACTCTGCGTACTAATTGAATAGTTTTTCGTCTAATTCTTTTGTCTTTGGTTAAATCAGTAAGACGTGTTACAGGCCCAAAAGATACAGAACAATCTTTCGCTGAAAAAGTTTTTAAAGCATTTTTAAATTTAATAAAATCTTTGCCAATAAAAATATTGATAGGCAATTTCCTATTGCTTTCCCACCACCATGTTTGGCCGAACTGTAAGAAGTCCTCTATCAAGGCTTTTGGCACCGAGTCTACACAATATATGCTTAAAACTTTCGGATCAGCATTTTGTATGATCCCAACTTGTTCTATTTTTCCAACCTGTACCAAGGATAGAAATGGGTAATTTTCTTTGATTTCTTCTACATTCAACTTCATTGTAGGTAATTACCAGACAAGTTCACACAGAGCAAACAGTCTGGCCCATAAATACTACAAATGCTATGCAATATGTTACTGGATACATTCTCGACAATCAAATTGATGTGCAAATGCACACAGACGGCCTCGAACGGAGACATGAAAAAGTGTACGAAAGACCTATAAAATTATACAGAGAATTCAACAATTCATTCACTATCGTGGTCAAAAATCAAGATCAGAAGAAACAGTTTGTGAATGATGCTACGTGTGAACTACAAATATCAGATGAAGATAACAAACTTATGATTACTGTGGTTGGCGTTGTACAAGATGATGGTTCTAGCACAGCAACCAAAGGACATATTAAGTTTACAATCACAGAGTCAAACATGTTAGATCTAGATGGCATATTCTATACAGGTGCATTAAGATTTACTGGCAATGACTCAACCGTGCAAATACTGTATGCTGACACAAGATTTGATGCTGGCATAAACTTTGAAGTTGTAAAAGGAGTATCGCCTGAATTTACAGCATCACAAGAGATCAATACATTTACTACAATCGATGATGAATTTTCTTCCACATCAGTAAATGCAAATCCAAACCAAAATTCAAATGATGGCTTGCACACCGCGGCATACTACTTGACTAACTTCACAGGTTCCATCAAAATAATGGCCACTATGAGTGCTGGGGCATCATATGGTACTGATGACAACAAAGATGAATTCTTCCAAGTTGACCGACAGGATTACACTGAGCAATCAGGTATCAAGTATGTTAATTTTACAGGAGTATTTGAACGTGTGGCTTTTGTGGTACAGATGACAGATTCGTCAACAGTATTAGCAGGCATAGATAAAATTCTATATAGATCATAATGTTGTTTGCTTTCCTTTTTTATTTGTTAATGGTAAAACATGCTATATGTGATTTTATGTTGCAAGGCAGATTGAAAGGTGCAGGCAACGAAAATAAATTATTTTCTAAAAAGAAAAATTTACATGCATTAGATCATGCTGTTGGAACATCTTTAGTTTTTTTAATTGTGATGGCTATCTCACACGATATGAGTATGTTTGCTCCATGGTTAGCTATTCCGTTTTTTGCAGTGCTAGATTATGTTTTGCATCTAATCATCGACTGGCGAAAAAACATCATTACAAAAAAGTACGGTCTTACAATCAATGACAGAGCGTTTTGGAAATTGACTGCAATAGATCAATGTGCTCATTACAGTTGTTATTTTTTATACTGTTGGTTATACATTGTTTACTGGTTGTAAACATATAGCAATTCATATATAATATTTTTATGTCACAAAACAATTCAGACAATGCGGCCTATTATACTGCCCAACACACTAGCCATGAACAGCAAGTAAATATTGCACACTTGCACATTAAACTAGATCAATTAAAAGATAAGTTGAAAGAAATTTCAGACGTTCCGGCTATCGAAGGCGCTACATTATTGACCATTCATGCATTGATACAATACAAAATTGAACAAGCTATAAAGATTATTGATGAGTGAGTTTGTAAATGATCCAATGTTTTGGATCAATAGCATATGTATAATTGCATCTGTTACAGCATTACATTTAATATCTGGTAAAACAACCAACGAACGTAATACAGGTTTTTGGATTACTATCTTTGCCCAACCATTATTTTTCTATTTAGGCTTGGTGACGGGTGCATGGAGTTTGATATTTTTAAGCAGTTGGCGAGCATACGAAAGTGTGCGTGGTATTTTAAACAATCCTAGAACTCGCTTTGACAAACATAAAAAATAGTTTATACTGTACATATGTTTCCTGAACTCAAACAAGCAGTAGAGTCACGTCTTCCGTCTAAGCGAAAGAAAACACCCAGTGGATGGACTTCGTTCAATGCTCCATGTTGTGTGCATAACAACGAATCAGCTGATAACAGAATGCGTGGAGGCATAATGTTTTTACCAGATAGTGGTATTCAGTATCATTGTTTCAATTGTGGTTGGAAGGCCAACTACACTCCAGGAAGATATTTGAGTAGACGTTTCCGACAGTTCATGCAATGGATTAATATACCAATGAGCGAAATAGGCAAACTTAGTATGCAGGCCATAGGCCATGCAAGTGATGGGGAAATTGCACAACGTACATTAGATAATGAGATAAAGTTTGACACTGTAAAAGTGCCGGATGATGCTGTGGTGATACAACAACAACCAGACTGTGTGAACTATCTACAATCACGTGGCATCGGCGTTACAGATAGTTTATTTTTTACTGCTCCATCACAACGTGACAGAGTGATTGTTCCTGTAACATGGCAACACAAACCAATTGGTTTCGTTGCAAGAGCTATGAGTGCTGGCACAAGGCCAAAATATTTTGCAAACGTACAACCAGGAACAGTATTCAACATGGACAATCAACATTGGTCACGCAGATTTGTAATTGTAGTTGAAGGCATATTTGATGCCATTGTGCTAGACAGTGTTGCTATACTTGGTTCAGAGATTGCACATAAACAAAAACTTCAAATTAATTCTTTGAACAGAGAAGTAATTGTTGTGCCAGACAGAGACAAGGCAGGTACTAAATTGATCGATCAAGCAATTGAATACAATTGGTCTGTAAGCATGCCGCCATGGCATGATGATGTAAAAGATATTAATAATGCAGTATTGCGATATGGTAAAGTATTGACTATGCAAGCCATACTAGCACACAAACACACAAACAAAACAAAGATAAAATTACATGAAAAACTTTGGCTCGCTTAAGACACCGTTAAGATATCCTGGAGGCAAATCTAGAGCAGTAAACTATCTAGGCGGTTTTCTGCCTAAAAGACTCAGTGCATATAGAGATCCTTTTGTAGGAGGCGGATCCATGGCACTGTATGTTACAAAAAACATGCCATGGGTTCCTGTTTGGATTAATGATTCCTACTATCCATTAATAGCATTTTGGAAAACTTTAAAAGATCAAGGCAGTAGAATGGCCATAGACTTGTTAAAAATTAAAGCATCAACATACAATTCTATAGATGACCAGAAACAAATGTTTCGAGATGCAAAGGAATTAATTATTACAGGCGATGAATATACCGTAGGAATATGTTTTTTCATTCTAAATAAATGTTCGTTCTCAGGATTGACTGAAGCAAGTTCATTTTCAAAACAAGCATACGATGGAAACTTTACAATTAACAACATTAAAAATCTAGTACATTATCAAAAACTAATTAAGGAATGGAAAATCACTTGTACTGATTATTCTAATATACTCAAAGCAAACTGGGGCAGTCATGACCTAGAAGGAGATTTTGTATTCTTGGATCCACCATATGATATAAAAGCAAATTTATATGGACGTGACGGTGAACAACACAAAGGATTCAGTCATGCAAATTTTGCCGACGATATTAAAAAACTTAAAGCAAAGTTTATGATCACATACAATTCAAATCAAACTATTACCGATTTATTTGATACATTTACTCTTATGGAATGGGATTTGCAATACACCATGAGAAGCACAGGCACTTACATGAAAGATCAAAAAGAAAGAAAAGAACTGCTTATAACCAATTATGCGAATGACAAAACAGACGAAAGGTAATATAATATAGACTGTGGAATATACAAAGGACTTACAAAAATTATTCTTAGAAATGTTTCTAGCAGACAATGAATCGTTTGTGAGAGCACAGAACATTTTCTTCTATAGACATTATGATGCTGAACTGCGTGAAGCGGCAAAGTTTATTCATGAGTATGCACAAGAATATAAAACGTTGCCAGAAGTTGAGATGGTCAATGCAAAGACAGGATCCACTTTACTCAGTGCGGCTGATATCGACCCAAAACATTTTGAATGGTTCTTGGATGAGTATGAATCATTTTCAAGACACAAAGAATTAGAATCAGCCATACTAAAATCTGCAGACATGCTAGAGAAGGGCGAGTATGGTCCTGTAGAAGGCATGATCAAAGATGCAGTGCAGATTGGTTTGACTAGAGACATGGGTACTGACTACTTCGAAGACCCAAAAGCAAGACTCCAGGCGCTCAAAGACAACAATGGTGTAATGGCCACAGGATGGAAGAACTTTGATAAGAAACTGTTTGGTGGATTTAATAGAGGCGAGCTGAATATATTTGCAGGTGGCTCTGGTGCTGGTAAGAGTTTGTTTTTGCAAAACTTGGCATGCAACTATGTTGAACAAGGATTGAATGCTGTGTATGTGACATTAGAGTTGAGTGAGAACTTGACTGCTATGAGAATAGATGCGATGATGACTGACACAAACACAAGAGACATATACAAAGACTTAGACACAGTTGACCTCAAAGTTAAGATGAAAGCAAAAGAGTCGGGCAAGTTGCGTATCAAATATCTTCCAAGTGGAGCAACTGCGATTGATGTGCGAGCATACATCAAAGAGTTTGAAATTCAACACAATGTTAAATGTGATGTAATATTGATTGACTATCTAGATCTGTTGATGCCTATTAACAAACGTGTATCACCATCGGACTTGTTTGTGAAAGACAAATATGTGTCTGAAGAACTTAGAAATTTAGCAGTGGATTTAAACTGTGTGATGATCACTGCTTCGCAGTTGAACAGAGCATCTGTTGAAGAGATAGAGTTTGATCATTCACATATCAGTGGCGGACTGTCTAAGATACAAACAGCAGACAATGTGATTGGTATCTTTACAAGCAGAGCAATGAGAGAACGTGGCAAGTATCAGATACAGTTCATGAAAACTAGATCAAGTTCTGGTGTTGGACACAAAGTAGATTTAGAGTTTAACATAGACACATTGAGAATACATGACTTGGCAGAAGACGAAGAATATCAATCATTCAAAAAACAAGCACCAAGCATATATCAAAATTTAAAAAGAACTTCTACAGTGTCAGAAGAACCAAAAGAAGAACACAAAGCACAAGGTGATGATGTTGGCAAAGTAAAAGCAAACATCGAGTCATCTAAGATCAAACAGTTGATTGCAAACATGAACAAAGACAATTAGTTGTAAAACTGATCTATGTTTAAACTTTCACATTCAATAACTTCAATATAATCAGAATTGTTTAGATGTTTTATTTTGCCTATACCACGTATGACATCTGTGTCTGAATAGGCAAATGGTTTGTTGATTGTACAATCCACATAGTAACCGTTGTCTACTCCTAGTGTTACAAAGGTCACATACTTTTTATTTCCGCTCTTGTAGACTCTGCCGTTAGCAACTAGTCCGGCAAACTCAATACGATCTAGATACAGTGACCGTGTGTAGAATCCTGGTAAGAATTTATCTGCAGACCACCAACCATACTTTTTATATTGCCAGGCAGGATCATCAAACTGGTCGGACTTGGAAACTGTAACAGGAGTCAAGCCAGCACGTTTGGCTTCTGTTTTGTATACCCATTTCTTATAGGAACCATGACAGTGTTTAAGTGCGGCATCCCAGAATCCTTTTTGGTTGTGTGCTTTTTGATATGCTAATGCCCATATCAGTCTACCCAAGTTCACAGCATGAGCCTTGCACAATCCAAAGCCACTTAACTCTTGCAGTGTTGCAAACACTTCGTCCTTGCGTGGATGATCACCTAGTCTGGTCATGAACTCCATCACACGTTCTTCATTCTTCTTGGCGAATGCTCTGCGATACATGTCTGCTTCATAGTAGTTGCAACCAATCAACTGTGCTATCTGTATAATGGCATCATCTTCACATACCACAACGTCTGATACTCTGTCAGCAGTCCAGTCATTAAAGAAAGATGCCTTGCGTCTACCTTGCATAGCTACTGGTCGTATCAGTGCTGTGGCAAATACACAGTCTCTCATTGATTTTGGTCGTATAGCTCTAAACAATCTTCTCATGGCGGGTGATTCGCCTTGGGTAACCCCCAACACGTCGCCCCGACTCAACAAAGACGAAGTAGCCTCGTCTATCTCTGGATACTCGTATAATTTTGTCGTCGGATCGATCTCCAGCAGTTGACTGAGTCCTCTGTTGGCCAGTATGTCTACTTTGAGATGTTCTAGATCCTCCACTTCGTTCTTGTCTAACAGTATTTGATTTGTTTGTGATATTAAAGATTTTGGTAATTGCCTTGTGAACATTAAGATGCCGCCACAGTGTTTTGATATACATTTCTTTTTGCCTTTCAGTTTGTTTTCTATTCGTTTTGCTTCTATTGGATCTATGCCTAGTGATTCGTAGGTAAACTTCTTGGGTAGTCGTCCTTTGTGTCCTAATCGTTTTGCCGCTTCTCGTTTGGCTGACTTGTCTTTGTACAACACATAGTTTGATATACGTGCTGACTTGCCTGGCCAATTTTTGAATATGCGATTCATAACTTCTTCTTGTCGATAGTGAGGGTAATCAATATCAACATCTGGTAAGTCGTCTCGCTTAGGATTAAGAAACCGTGCCACAGGAATGTCCCACTGCATTGGGTCAACATCTGTTATTCCCATTAGGTAACACACCAGTGAAGATCCAGCAGAGCCACGTGTCATGTGTGGAATGTCTGTGGTAAGATCTAAGATATCTCTAATTTGGCCGAAGTAGTCAACGAATCGTAACGAGAGTATGATCTCCATCTCTTCTGCGAGTCTTTCTTGATACTTTGGTGTTGAGGGGCAGGTGCGTACAAAACGCGAGGTAAGTTTGCCTATCTGGTCTAACGCCTTTGTGTCTTTCATATTGCCTTTGCTTGTGTTTGCCTAATGTTTGATTTGACTCAAACAGTAATAGTATTTACTGCAATACAAAATGTATAATATAAAGACTGAATTAAGTTACTGTGATTGGTGTGAGCGAAGTAGATGCGGCCCAAGTTTTTACTATCCAGGCTAGGTTGTATTCAGTTGGGGAAAGAATGACCATTCTGTCAGCAGTATCGTCACTGTCATCAATTGAGTCACTGTGCCATACAAGATTTTCATCATACTGTCCTGGACCTATATACTGTGCTGATGAAGAATCAACATAACTTTGATCAAAGGCAGAACTACCATCGTAGTTGCCAGATGAACTGTCATACCCTTCTGCACTGTCGGGGTCTATTCCAGCAGAGCCATCAATTGCTGGTTTGCTAGCCAAATAATATTTGTCAGTTGCTGTTGAGTCGTATGTTACTGCATCAGTGTTACCTGGATATGCATCTGTCAGTGATAAAACATTATTAGAATGTTTAGTAAGATTAAAATGCATTTCATTCCCTGCAAGTAACGGGGGTCTGTAAGATTTTGAATTTAACAAGAACGATCCGCTTTCTTTAATTTGTGGCCACCATACATTGTAAGTACCGGTATCATCTGATGTTGTCCAAGGATGACACAGTTGCCATCTCAATAGATCTGATCCGCCAGCTGTTACTTCATTGTATTTGTGTCGTGATGCAACTGCTTCGTTTGATCCTATTTCAAATTTATCTATACATACGCCATCATCACCTGTAGAACAAGTTGCAACTAGCACATGGTCACCCACACTTAGATCAGCATCAAATGACAGTGTTGTTGCACCGTCTACAGCCGCCTGTGCTACTTGTGTGCCGTCTAAAGCAAGTGTAACTGTATATGTGGTATCTGCATATGGGTTTGCAGAATCACCTGCATCTTGGCCTTGAGCACTAAGTTTTTCGTCATTAGCCCATGCATGATTCAGTGATGAAAATGTTATTTTATATGTACTCATTAATTGTTACTCTTCTTACTTATAATGTAAATATTTATGTGAGCGAATTAATACTATCCGGTAAAAATGTAAATGCCCAAAACTTCAATCTGTGGCATCATGCAGTGATCATGTTGGGTGATCAAATAGATAACACCATAGGATTCATAATGAATCAGCAAGTGATGAATATTGATTATAGCCAAATAGGAAAAATATATGGCATTAAAACATCATTACCTAAACAACCTGTATACTGTGGAGGGCCTGTAGCAACTGAAAAAGTTACAATTATACACACATTGGATTATATGATAACCGGCAGTAACCAAATGAATGATTATTGTGCTATCACATTCAATGAACAGATTGCCAATGACATTGCCTTAGGTAAAGGGCCAGCACACTATAAGATTATGCTAGGCTTTTGCTCTTGGCAGCCTG